ATGAACACAGTAGACGGAAATTTCAAGGTTCAATACATCCCAGCCAAAATATGTGACAACAAAGAACTCACTATAAAATACTATGCTTATCACCCTGTGGAATGCAGGATGAAACGAGTAGTTATGCGGTTCAATCACCTCAAAGACAAAATGACCAAAACGGAATTAAATAGGCATTTGAGGAACATCATGCATGACATAAATGTAAATCTAGCAGCAGGCAAAAACCCATTCATAGCGCAGGAAAGTCCAAAATCATACTGCAAGCTGAATGAGGCTATAGACATGTTTCTTAAACTGAAAGCGAGAGATATGCGCCCTGATGGATTACGCTCTTACACATCATATAGCAAGAAACTGAAAGAGTGGGCTATGGTAAATGGATTGGAGGATTGCTTTGTGATATCATTTACCCGGGAGAAAGCAATTGATATGATGAATGAGCTGGCCATGAACGATGAATTGAGCAATCGGACATGGAATAATCACTTTGTGTTCTATCGATCGCTATGGAATTGGTTCATTAAAAACATGTACTGCTCCAAAAATGTATTTATGGAATTTGACAAGAAACGTGAAGCCGAGAAAATAAGGAAATCCGTTCCAAAAGAAACACATGCTAGAGTAGCGGAGTATTGCAAAGCAAACATGCCGAACATGGAAATTGTCATCGACCTGGTGAGAGCATCATTTATTCGCCCCAAGGAAATCAGTATGATTCAGATAAAGGAAATTGACTTGTTCAATAAGGTCATAACGATTCCTTCCGAAAAATCAAAAACACACAGCACTAGATTTGCTTATCTGCCAGAATGGCTGTGCGAAAAGATAGTGGATAATATTGCCCTGGATAGATATCCTGGGGATTATTACCTGATAGGTTCAGGACTTAATCCAAGCAAGAACTGTATCAATACCAGGACCATTGATAAATACTGGTGTAAAATACGCAATGATTTGGATTTGGGGATGGAGATGCAACTGTATTCATACCGTGACACAGGTATCACAGCTCTGGAGGAAAAGGGAGTGCCACGTAATGTAATACAAAAACTTACCGACCATAAGACTGAACGAATGGTCGGTAAGTATGTCGGAAAACCAAACAAGGAATTGATTGACAATATTGTGAGTAAGATTGATGAGTTTTTATAACATGGTATAAAAAGTACCTTTAACAGACATTCTAGAATTAGAGGATATTATTCTTTCGAAACTTATCGGAACGTACTTTTTATTATTGATGATGTATAAGTTCTTAACATTAAAGTCATATTTATCTTCAAAATAAAATGTATATATCTTTGACCCATCTGTGATATTTACATGCCGATAAGATTCTAGTATACCATTATCACCATCTAGTCTTAATGAAAGATTTAACCCCTTATTTCTAAATTCTGAACACCAGGTTAAATACTCATCATATACGTGTCTATTTCCACCTTGTGGCAATGGAATTTCATAACTACCAATAAATCCAAATTCAGGATAAATATCTACATAAGAGAATGGATATATTATATTATCCAAATGAAACCCCATCCCCCAAAGCTCTATGCCTGTTAAATCATTTTGATTAAACATAGTTGGCATTCCAAGATACATAGACATTTCAATATTAGATGTTCGTGAAATGGTTTTCACACCATCCTGAATAGACTCCAATAAATTTTGGCTTAGTTTATTTTGAATTGATGGAAGTGATGAATTAGGCAATTGGTAATAATACACAAATTGATTTTGATCCCACCAAATGTGTTTTGATTCCTGGCATATTTCAGCTGGCACTATTTTGAAAACAAGTTCTCTATTCCCTTCAGATAATTTAAAGGATCTGAATTTATTCACTAAGAAAATCTTATTGTCATTATTAATCAATTGGAAATAAAAAATATTTTTTGATGTAGAACTAGAATACATCCATTGTTCATTATCACTGTCCTGATACAACTTATAACCATTAAGTTGTTCTGATGAAAAATTATTCATTAATAGATCCCCAATTTGTCCTTCATGTGATATAACACACTTATTTATCACATCATCATTAATCTTTTGATACTTAAATAATCCGCCCTCAGATAAATCATAACTAATTTTAGTAAAGCTAAGCCTCGCATCAGTTTTTGAATCAGAATCATTTTTCCGTTCATAATTATCAAAAGCCACGATATCTGATATGGTTTTTTTTTGCGAATAATTTGATTTCAAATTGTCTATTGAAATGGTTTTATTCGATGATTTAACAGTAAATCTTACAAAAAAGAAATCTTCAATAGCTGTGATAAACTCGGAGATTGACATATCTGGCAAAGCGTCAGCATAGTTCAATGATTGTACTGTATTTAAAACATACATTCGCTTACATCTTTCATCATCATTTAAGATATTATGGTCTAATACATAACCTAAAAGGGAGGGCAGTTTATTGATGTAATATAGCAAATATGGTTGCATACATACATTCTCAACTCCATTAATCTCATTACGTCCATATCCTCTACCACCCAAACTCATAGTATAATTATTTACTATGGAATCTCCTACTTTTACTGGAGCACAAACATAATTGACTCCATCACCATACTTTTTTGTATGAATAAATGTCCCATTTTGAGTATATTCGGTTGTATCAATTATGGAATCATACGCCTTGTTGTAGTCTAATGAACTTTCACTACCCCAATCAAGACTCCATATTTTTCGGTTGTCATAGTTAGCTATGTAATTTAGTTCTGAATTCCCGGACAAGAATTGGAAAGTTACATCAATATCGGTATTGCTTAATATAATTATTGAACCAAACTTGATATTACCATTAACGATTTGGTAAGCATTACCACTCGTAGGTATTGAAGTTAGGTTGATTCGATTTATATTTTTAAAAGCAATTGCATTTTTGGGTTCTAACAATGACACAGTCACATCAAGAGAGTATTCGCCATTATCCGTTAACTCTGGGTTTTCATCAATCAACGTAATGTTGAAATCTTCAGGGAGCACGAGTTCATGTCCTTCGTAGAAAAATTGAATCATCTTTGAGCGTTTTTAATAAGTTTATTATACGTTTTCATATTCTCATCAATCCCATTTTTGCCAGTAATTGACACCTCTGCACTTATACCTTGATTAAGTCTATCTAGCAGTGCTTGAGTGACGGCGTTAGTCTTAGCCGTGGCAGACTCAATGGCGAATGATAATTCTTCTTTAGAAATCCCATTTCCGACACTCATCATCGGAGCTTTAGATACCCACCCACCATTAGCTAATCCATTCTTCATGCCAATGCTTCTTGCTACATCATCACTGGTCAGTGAAGCCACAGTATTAGTTTTCTGTGCATAATCTACCAGATTGAATACTCTACGCATCACAGGATTGCCTACAGCATCTTGATTGGCGACAAATTCCCCCTTATGAACTATCCCGTCAGGTTCATATTTATTACCAGGATCCGTGAATCCACCTGTCCAAAGATTTTTTACAGATTCTCTTTGTTCGTTAGCTACTGCTAATTCAGCAAATCCAGCTGCAACTGCTACACCTGCCATAATTGGACCCATTGGATAACCAAGTTCCCAAGCCTTCATGGCTGCAAGCGAAGTACTGGCTATAATCTTTGCAGAAGTAATGCCGAAATCGATATCGGCATACTGTTTCTTCATTTCCTTTTTTTCTTCCTCCATTTTTGCCTCTATCTCGGCAGTCTTTTCGGAATTGCCTTTAGCTGCTTTCAGCTGGGCGGCATATTTGTTTTCTATGTGTAGAGTTTCGGCTTCTTGCAACTTTGACGAAAAGTCACCAGCTTTACTTGCTATCTCTGAAATTGATTGAGCAGTCTCTTCTGCGTGAGTCAATCTGACTTTAGTAATATCCTTTTCAATCCTTTCAACAGCTTTCTTTCTGTCTTCGGAAGACTTGGTAGTGTCTTGTTTCTCCTTTTCTAATTTGTCTTGTAATAACTTTAGATCTTTCTTATACTGGTCACGTTTTGCGTTATAGGTGTTAAGCCCATAACGTTGCTCTATTTCCTTAATATCAGCCCACCCATCTCTTACCAGATTAGCTCTAGCTTTACGATATGCCTTATCAGATTCTAATGCTTGAGCATTAGCTTCTTTAATGGTGTTGACACGGTCTTCCTCCGAAGCATAATTATAGTCGGCGGCATCTTCCGCATAATTATTGGCTATCTTGAGTCTTTTATCAGCAGTAGCATAGTCAAGTTCTAGAATAGATTGGTCATATTCGGATTGGGTTACAACCTTATCTTCCAAATCCATTTCCAACTTTCTGCGCATCATCGCATCATTGGCATCAACTAAATTTAGCTGTGCTTGATGACTCTCCTTGAAAAGTTTCAGGTTATTTTTGGCTTGTTCTTCCTCGTCTTTTAGTGATTCTTTTTGACGTGCGAGTAGAATATCATCAATTTGGGCTTGAATTTCTAATTGTTCAGCAGAGCCATCTTTATACAGCCTTTTTTTGCGTTGGAAATACTCTAGCTGTACATTATTTAGCTTATGTCCCAACACCTCTTCTGATACTACCCCATCTTCTTCATTGATACGTTTTTCTTTCCAATAGTTTGACAATTGAAGTTTCCATTTATCAAGTGCGTCAAGTTCTTTCTTTAGCTTCTCCTCAGGGGTGGGTGTTCCTGTCCCTGTCCCAGAAGTTGTATTTGTGTTTAGATTACTTTCTAATTTTAGTTTTTTCGTTCCCAAATCTTCAATTAAATCATCATATACTTTAATGTCACTATTCATTTTTTTTAATTTGTCGTCTAGTCCCATTAATCCTGCACCAGCACCAGCAGCAGATAAAGCCTCATCAAAATTGTTATATAGACCTTTTTGCATTAAATCTCCAGCCTTCACTTTATACATCACCAAATCTTGTAAATCTGATTTGTATTCCTGTATAAATTTTCTTCGTTCCTCTACTAAGTTACCCCTATTAGTTGTAGCTATTTGGAGTTCTGTAGATAGTTTTAACGTGTTAATATATTTATCCAGAGCTTCTTTATTGTCGTTGATTAATTTGCCTTCTTGGGTCAACTGTGCATGATATTCTGGAACAATTTTCTTCAATTCTATCAAGGCATTATTTCTCTCGGTATAACCTTTGGTTGAGTCATTAAGAACTCCTTTTAAAAATTCGAGGTGTCGCATTTCGTCATCCATTTTCGCTGATGCTTCAGCACTCACTTTGGCACTTTCTGATTGCAAAGTCATTGCTTTTTGAGTCCCACTGATCCAATTATACAATCCAATGGTGACTGCTGCAATGGCGACACCTATGGCGATGAATGGATTAACACCAAGTGTGGAGAAAAAAGCTTTGGTAGCAACATTTGCCGCTTTAATATTGCCTGTTAAATACCCAACTACAGCTGTTTGTGCCAGCGTGGCAGCTGTAGTGGCATTCGTCCAGAAAACTTTCAATTTCTCTATGGCCAATTGCGCTACTGATGCTATCCATGCTTGATTAACGGCAACGGCATAAGTGCCCATAGTAATGGCAAGCGTAAATAAAAGTCCTTTATTTTCACTAATCCATTTCGGCAATTGAATTAAAAATCTCAAAAACACATTCCCTAAATCAGCCGCTTTAAGCATGGCAGGGTTAAGACCCTCTACCAACTGCATGCCCAATTCGTTGAAATTATTCTTAGCCTGTGCCAGTCTGGCAGCAGTGGTTTTGCTATTTATTTGCGCCTGCTCTAAGGCTATATTTGTTCCTGTTACTGCTTTAGTGTAGAAATCTACCTTTTGTGCACTCGAAATCATAGTAGTTGCAACAGAATATGTTTCAAGTCCAAACTGTTTTTGAATTTCTGTGGTGGATAGGTTTTTTGCTGCTAAATTTTCTAATGCTTTTTGCAGACCTACTATTTTGGGGTTTGTATCATCAGCACCTGATTGGAGCTTGATGAAAAATGTTTTAAGACCTGTTCCGGCTATTTCATCTTTTATACCTTTTTCTGCCAAAGCTTGGATGCTTCCAACCAATTGTTCGATGGGGATTCCAGCCTGCGATGCTGCCACGCCAGCTTTGAGAATAGACTCAGTCTGACTACTTACTTCTGCTGCTCCTTCTTTAGCTCCTGCACCAAGCACATTAGTGTATCTAGCCGCTTCACTTGCTGATGCCCCATACATATTGAGGGCTATGGTAATGCCTTTGACAGCATCCTTAAGGTCCATCTTGGAAGCTTCAGCTAATATCATTGACTGCTCAGTCACCTCTTTCAAGGCTTCTTTATTCTTCAACAGTTCTGGTTTGGCTGAACCAACCAAAGTGAATGCATCAACTATTTCTTGTGAACTAGCCCTAATTCTGACTCCTGAAGATGTCATTTCTGTGGATAGTTTTTTGGCTTCCTGTGCCAACCAATCCACGTCATTATCCCCCAATCCTGTAAGAGCCTTGAGATTTGCCTTTGAATCTTCTAACTTGTTTTTTTGGTCATAGAAGTCCTTAAGTGCTAATGTGAACCCTGTTACGGCAGCAAATCCAGCAGTAAACATGGCAAAGTATTTATTAAGGCCATCCGCCAGTTTGGATATGCCACTTTGCTGAGCTCTAGTTTCAGATTGAATATTGCTTATTTCAGTACGAACGCTTTTAAGTTCCCCTGTAAGGCGGTGCCATTCCTCTGAATTTCTAGCTATGTCGCCACTCCTAAGCTGTGCATTTAGTTGTCTTTGGGCTTTTTCTAAGTCTTTAATGGATGACCCAGACAGATTGTCCAATACTTTTTTGACATCAAATGATTCTTTTTGAAGTTGATTCATTTGCTTTTCGGTAGCCTTAAGCTCCTTGTTGTACTTCGCAAATGCTTTTTCATCACCAGCCTCATTGGCTTGGCGGATAGCGTCTCTAAGTTCTTTGGCTTTCTTGCCTAGAATGTTTAATTCATTCTTGGCTTGTTCTCCGTTTAGGAATACGGATGATGTGGCTTTCTCGTTTTGCATACATTGATAGTTTAATGATGCAAATAAAGTGAAGTAGCGAGGGGTTAAAAAAGACAAAAGCCAATCAGTTAAGAATGGCTTTTGCTATGGTTTTAATGATTAGGACTAATAATGCTATTGCTATTATTACCAGCGCGAGCGATAAATCTCGCTTATGTCTTCGTTTTATGTTTTCTAATGGCATATGAAACAAATAAATAGTGTTTTATTTCAATATTTCTCTGTTTCTAATGGGATAATAGGAGTATTATAATCGTTAGTATTTGGATAAATTTCTAACAATTGTTCATCTTCTAAACATTTAGCTTTAGCTATTGACATTGATTTATCCTGTGCATCTACTGAATACTTAGATTCAGCTATTGACATTGATTTATCCTGTGCATCTACTGAATACTTAGATTTAGCTATTGACATTGATTTTTTTAAACTCATATTGTTATTTTTATTGTTATTATAGATATATTATAACATATTATTTCAACAAATAAACAAAAAAAGCACCGACTTTCACAAGCCAGTGCTAAATTAATTCAGAATAATCTCCAAATTCGAAAATAAACAATAAAAGCAACACAGAGTAGGATTATCAGACCAATTATTATCCACTGCCACCACTGGACTATCGGTCGGACGGTGGTTTGGGTGGTGGATTTAACGGCTGATTTAGATTTTATATGAGTAGTTGAGTCTGATTTTATGGCTGTTTTAGTGATTTGATTCGTGTGAATGGCTGTTTTAGTGTTGTTGTTTCTGTCAGATACCAGGCGTTTGGTAATGATTAGTTCAGTGGCCACAGGAGGACGGTGCGTAACGCTGTCAATGGGCTTATTGGTATCATAAGTAATTAGATGAGACTGCCAGTCTTCGGTCTTCAGGTCGGATGCTTGCACCTGATTGGTAGCCGTGCTATCCTTTTTAATTTCGGTCTTGTTTTTAGACTCTACTTCTGTAGTTTTGTCCAAGTTTAATGCCACATTTTCAGCAGTCTTGGCTACTGATTTAGTGGTGTTCTGCACCGTATGGCAAGCCACCAATAGCACGGTGATAATTAGTAAGATAATTGATTTCATTCTAAGTGGGTTTATTGGTTATTATTCTTCAAATACTCTAGCTGACCATCCCTTGTAATACTTCCACTGGGTGGGGTTATGCTTGCATATTTTGTAATACTTCTGCAAGCGCGCATATTTGTAAAGCTGTACAAATTGGTAAGATGTCATTACTGTTGCCGATTGGTATCGCTCCAAACTATCAGTCAATGCTTTCCGTTCATTGGCACCTGCAATGAGTCCTTGTTCATACGTGCTGCATAGCATACTGAGTGTATCTAATCGTCCATTAAGTTTGCCGACTGAGTCTTTCAATAGTTCTAAGTAATCAGCCTGTGTGATTACTCTCGGTGTTGGTGTCTGTGATTTGGTGCAACTGATTGCAATTGCTACCAATAGGAATAAGATTGTTCGTTTCATCGCATTGCGTTTAATCGTTTTACAAGAATTTCATCTATCACGCCTGTTTCTGGCAGTGAGGTTATTTGTTGAGCCATCTTAATTGCAGGAGGAATTCCACAATTGACCGCTGTGTCTAGCAACTGATTGGCAATAATCTGATTGCTAATAAAGTCGCCATCAATTTTATCCCAAAAGTTGTGTTTGTAAAAGTCAGACACCAATTGGTCAAGTCCTGGCACCTTTGCCAGACTACTTGGGAAATTAGGCTGATGTTTCGCATTGTCAATCAATACCCATCCTGCCCAATGTGGAAAATTCTTGCGGGATATTCCCCTGTACGTTTCGCCTCCGCGGTCGTTAGGGTCAATCACATACTTTCCCTCTATGAGCAGTACCCGGAAAATGGATGATATGAAGTCTGCCATTATTTTTGAGGTTTTTGGGTTAATTGAAGTAAGAAAATAATAAATCCGCCAGCCAGTGACACATATAGCAAGTACGATGGTGGAATACTTGATTTGAATGCATCAGGAAGGCTGTCATAATACTTGGGTAGTGCGGCGATAGCACCTGATAGCATTTGAAGCATTTTCACCCATATAGCGGTAGGGCTGGCTAGTCTGTCAATTATTTTTTTCATTTTGAGTTAATTTTATTGATGATTATATCCATTTTTGCCTCCATTCTTTGGTGGTCTTGCCTATTTTCTTGTCGGATGGTTTCTGATTGAGTTTCTTGTTTTTCAACTCGCTTTTCAATTGCCTGATTTTTTTCGTCAATTTTTGCCACACGTACATTCAAGTCAGTGTACGCGGCTATTACTCCAGACATAAGCCCAACAACGGCAATTATTTGCCCAAAGGTTAACCCTATTTTAGTTTCTTTTTGCAACATGATACGATAACTTTATACGATTTTCTCTAAATTGAAAAATGACTCTGCTTCTTGTATCGTCTCAAATTCATGCACATCCACGTTAGTGCCTATTGGCTCCGCGATGTAATTAACTGCCTCCAACAGCTCCATTGGTTGTTTGGTGGTTTTGTCTCGATAGATAGCCTCATTGCTGGTCGTTCTTGCTTTGTAAAGTAACATCGTCGTTCAATTAATTAGTTAGTGTATATCCTTTTCCTGTCAACTCGGTAATCATAGCAGGTGTAATCTGTGCTGAGCAGTCAGCACCTGTGGTGCGAATGCTTTTGCCTGACACCACTCCCAATGAATCAATAAATGCTTGGAAATTCTCGATACTTGTCCGCGAGTAAGCCATATCGATTTGGTAAGATGAGCCAGCGAACAGGGACAAACCTGCCTGTTGCAAAATGAATCCAGTGATTCCACACTTGATGCTGGATGTTCCTACAGCTGTAATCTTCTTCACAGGGCTACCAATGGTTATTTGTCGGTTAAGCGCCTCGCATCCATCAAACGTACCATCGTATGATGTTTGTGAATTATAACTTCCCATGTATTGTTCGTTGTGTAAGTCCGATAGATTCCCACAGTTTTTGAATGCGTAGTCGCAAGTAGTCAGTAAATCACTACCTCTATCAGTGGGTAGTACTACTTTGCGAAGCATTTGATTGTCAATGGCTATAGATGCTATGGTCGTTACTTTCTTCCATGATGGTGGGAAGAGAAGAGTGTGCAATTTCCTGCAGGCAGAAACATAATTGGTGGCCGAAGCATTCACATCACCGAAATTTCCCAACGGCATAACCATGAAGCCTGTATTACTCAATGCGTAGTCGTATGCAGCACACAATGGCGTATCGGGAAAATTGTAGATAAAGAAATCTTGAGCTCCATAAGCCATGTAATTCATGGATACTACTTGGTCTGCCGATAACAGATATCCCATCTTCAACCATGGCGCACGAAGTGAAGTCACTGATATACCATTGGACCACATTTTGGATAAGTCCTTGAGGCTGTTACACTGGATGTCGTAACGGATTACAGTGCTTCGCTGAGTGCCTGCGTGTAGAGGATTCTGATACGCTTGAATCTTAGCAATAGGCGAAGTAGCGCCGTAAATTTTCACTACATAGCAGTAGCAACCCTCGTTTGGTACATATTTTCCTAGTCCTGAAGGATTGCCTTGTCCGTAGTCATGCGTAAATGTGAATGGCGCCGTACTAGTACTTGCCCATGATGGTATGTTGGTATATGTGTTGACAGTACCATCACCAAAACTCACTGTTACATTCCCCATCGAGGCAAGAAGTATTCCTAAGGATAGTATTTCTACGTCATTTACCACTAAACACATCTCTCCTGGTTGTGCTATGCCTGTGATATCGGGGATGGCAGAGTCAATGGCTGAACCATTGCCCGTGGAACCTCCCAGTCTTCTTGGATTTATTACTTTTACTATTCCCATGTTAGTCTACATCTGGTGGTGGAACGTCTAAATAAATTGTTCTCATATTGTTTGTTTTTTTGTTTTAGTCTCTCAATAAAATGGTGGCCACAAAATCTGCAGAAGGTTTCACATTCGCATAAATAGTGAGTGATCCATCGGCAGTGATGCCATTGTTTTGGATATCTGCCTGTAATACGACTGATTCTTGCGTAATGGGGATAAAGTCCGCATAATGACTTGCTTTAATACGAGCATTGCTCACCACATACTGCCATCCATTTCCGTTGGGTGTCCATCCTGAATTGAGAATGGTGATATTCGGCAACTGAATCGTTTTATTGGCCAGATAATCAGTGTTCATTACAGGGATGCCTTTCACGTCAGAAGCGCTCATTTTTCTACCCATTGTTGGTTCAATCATGGTATCATCAGTGAATGTGCTACCTATTTGAATGGTGCTACTTAGCGCATTAGCTATGTTGGCATCCGTGTACTGCGGATAATTTGTCTTGATGTATGTGGCTAGCGTGTTCACATCAGCTATTGATGGAACTTTCCAGCCATTGGCGCTGTTAACTATCCCGCTTGCAGATTGAATGGTGTACCAATTATAATAAAGTCCATAGATATCAATTACTTGCTGTTCGCTGGTTAGTACGTCTGCAATCGACTCAGCAAAATTTTTCACTGTATAACCCACTAAGCTAGTGGTGGGGGCTGCAATCCACTGTGCAATTGTTTGCTTTACAATGGGGTCTCCATTTTCAAAATGCGTAGTTTTCAAGTTCTCACGCATCCATACCTGAGTGCCTATTTTTGCACCAGTATACAAGTTCCCATCAAAGTCCTTATAAGCATTTTGGATGATTGTCCCATCAGCATACTTTTGCTCAATAAGCGTGGAAGGTCTTACAAAGCGAGAGGTTAAGCCATTTCGTTTATGATTAGATGTGATTCTTAATTTACCATCATTAGCATGATTGGTCGAATTATTATCCACCCCCCACGAGGTAGATGATGAGTCTGCTAGTAGCATGTAAGCGCAAGTTCCCATATAATCACCTTGCCCATTGTCATAGCGAATGTAAGCCGACGGAATCAAATTCAAATTAAATTTATCCTCACCTCTATACAAGTTTCCATTGGAAGTAGATATCCAGTGTGGATGTGTGGTAGTGGTTTTCGCGTGAAGTATCTCCATCAGATTATCAGCAATTTTCTGATAGTCTGATAGGTCGCCAATTAGCGTAAGGCGTGTGCCGTCAAATTTGTACTTATTTCTGTCAGGTTTAGAGATGTAAATTACACCTTGATAAGCAAGTCCTCTGTCTAATACAGGAGCATAACTACTCGGTTGTATATGTATGTGGTTAGTATCAAGGGCGTAGTAGAATTCACCGATATTAATAGCAATCGAATCAATGCTATTCACTATGTTGACAGGCAGACCTATTCTAGTATCTACAGGGACATCAATTCCTTTCGCTGTGTCAATAGCAAGCTCTTCACCGTCAACTGATACTTTTTCAATCTTGTTGATCATGGATGATAGAAACATCAGCGGATATAGCGTGCCTGAGTCTTCATCACAGATGTATTTTAGGTCGTCGCCATTATCATTGACATAAAGGTAGATATTTCCAGCAGATACGGCTCCTCTATCTACCCAGTGAGCACCATTATTTGTAGATATAATCCACAAATGGTTATCATTCGATGAATAATACTTCTTACCCACTTCTGCCGTTTCTGCGCTAGGAAGTTCGGATACCCAATAGTCAATCCTAATACCTATTTTTGAGTCGATAGAGAATGAAATTTGGTTGGTGCCTGGAGTTGGAAATAATTCAAGACCATCTATCTTAAGTGAACCCGCTGAACTCTTCACCCTATCTACAAATTCCACCCATGGCATAAAGAAATCAGTATTAGCAACACCACCATCATCATTACCTCCAGGAGTATCATTGTAATCTTGTAAGCAGACATAATCAGAGTATGTTCCGTGTGACGTACCAGTGCCAATGATTCTAACGATAGAACCTTTTTTAGCTACCATAAATGGTTCAACATCTACGTGAACATCAATTGGGAACGCCTCAACGCTAATTACACCCTCTTCGTTTGGCACGAGGGAAGTTTGTTTGTTGAACAGGATGAATGACACGGTGCCTGAGCCACCGCCAGAAGTATTCATTTCTTCAATTATATCTTCCAATAAGCTACCCACCCTATATGCTGTATTTGCATCTGGGATTATTTCGTCTCGGACTACTCGGGCTTTAATGATTAATTGTTCTTTGCTCATATCTCTGATTTTTTAGCAAAAAAACACGAAAAGGAAAACGAAAAAAAAGACACTCAAAAATTGAGTGTCTCGCTTATGATGGCTTGGAATTCTTCTCCGTACAATACGGCTGCTTTTTCTGACAGCATCCGTATGCTTCTATAGTAGGACTTATTATACCATGGTTTAGCTTTTCTTGAGGTATCATTATCTCTTTGTGAAAACGACACTCCTTTGCCAACTCCCATGTCTACCATCCGACCATAATACTGATAGGTGTGAGTTATTTTTGTCACATCTCCATTGGCACCTGATTCTACGTGTGCCACGAATGAAGAAAACAGAGTGCCAGTATCTCTTATGTTTAGCGCGCCTATTTTATCTTGCCAAATGGTAATCATCATTTGTGCCCAGGCATCATAATAAGCTAGCTTATCAATCCCACTCATCTGAATCGTATATTAATGATACTGGTTCTTCTATGGTAATGCTAAAATAAACACCTGCTGTGCCTGCTGCAAAGTATTCAGGCACTTCGTGGTATGGGAATCTTTTTTTGTCAAGGTATTCCAATCCTTGAATCTGATTATTGGAATCGACAATGAGTTTGCTAATGATGCTTTTTCTGATTTTTCTACAAGTAGCTAATACTTGTTCACGTTCAACCATGTTGGTGATCTTGTATTTTTGCAATATGTATATCACTACCGAGCGTTGGTCGAAATATCCGCCTCCTTTTTGGATAGTTATACCATCATCTGAGTCGTCCACTGCGAAATAAGCGTTTTGATTGTAACTCTGAAGTATATCTTCCAAAGCTCCAATGCCAGATACTCTGCAAAATTTATGCTGTTTGGTGGCTTTTAGTCGTTTAGCAATGGCATCAAAATATGTAACTGCGTTCCACATGGTTTATAGTTTTGATTGTTTTTCTAATTCTTTTGATTCTTTGACTTTCTCATTGAGTTCCTGGAGTGCATCCCAGCAGTTGGATTTAAGGATAAGTTCATTCTTGCTAATATCACCACCGGTTAACGCTCTTATCTGGTTTTGGATGATTTGGTACATATCAACCCTTTCATTAGGCTCCGCATCTTCATCGGAAGACGTTGTCTGAAATAGTGATTTGTATTTTTGATTGAAATAATCTTTTACTCCAATAATCCACATGACGGTCCACATCTTCTGGGAAGCTGATAGTTTCTTTTTCTTGCCAGTATATAGAGTGGAAATAATTTTGTCCAGATACTCCTCATTTTTTGTGAAAATATAGGCTTGATGATAGTTCTCCACATTAAGATACTGACCGAATGTTACATCGCGAAACAACTTATCACATGATTTCATTCTTCTAACTACAGGTGGATTAATTCCCCTGTATCTCTGTGTGACGAAACTTAATTTCTTGGAAAAAAAGTTTACCTCTTCGGGGCTCAGCTGGAAAAACTGCTTTGAATCTAGCTGCCGAAACAGGAACACATTTTCAATGGACTTAATTGGTTTGATATTTGCAAATTTCAAAAAGCATTTAGTCCAAATAGCATCCTCTGAATCTTGACGCAAAAGTAATTTAACGACAAATTCTATCTGCTTTGTTGTCATTTCGGAGTATGACCTTGGTGCTTTAAGTTCGATTGTATTCATGGTTACATCCCAAAGAAAAATGTTGGATCTGATGCTTGATTCTTGTATTTAACCACTGTTTTCAACTCATATTCCTGACTTGCTGCATAAGTGGGATAATTACCTATGTTTTTATCCAGGTAATTGCTTAGTCTATCAATCAGTTCATCTGCTTGGCTTTCTGATTTGCTGACAGAAGGGATTAACCTCACACAGATTGTTTTTACAAAATACAAAATCTGTTTGTCTACTGCTGTCAATGTATTATTCCTAGTCTTTTCTATTATTTCAGCCATATAATCCACACTAATCACTTCGGCTATTTCGGTGTTCTGAATAGCAATAATTTCGTTTCGATATTTGGACAAGATGGACCTCTTTTTGGGCTCGTCACTATTGTAGTACTGAAAGAAATCAATACCCGTGTTGAAAACACAGGATGTCAGTGCCTCGAAATTTCTGAATTTTTTCCATTGAGTGAGGTAAGCATCTGTATTTATGATTAGCTCCACCAATCTATCAGTACTATTGTCAATGATAATGTCAATTTGATTCAATAGTCTTTCCACTCTCTCCTTGCTAGCTGGAGCTATATTATTATTGCTCACCACTCCAAATCCATTGGGTGTTTGGATAAGATCCACAAACGGTATGGCGTTACGATAAGCATGGTGGGCTACGATGGAAGCCAATTTGTATTTGAATTCAGATTCTACAATGGCATAAAGGTCTTCACCTGTCAATGTCAATTTGATTTCATCCTCTGCCTGTTTCAGGTAGGGTAAAATGGTATTCCAGTCGGTGCCAGAAGCTGTGGGAATGGCTGTTATAAACTCCTCAATTGTATTGATAATCATATTAATTACTGTTTTGATTGGGGTTAGTAGATGTTGATTTTGCGCCTGTATTTTGGTCTAATGTGGTAAGCTGCATGAATGGGATGTCAAACTCAACTTCATCCCAACCGTTGTAGTTTTTGATAAGGATATACGGCTCCAGTAGGATATCTTTGAATGCTGTCTCCAATGCTTGTTTCATAGTGAATATCTCACGCACATTGCTACCAGATAGGTTTCCGCTTGATTTGCCAGGTGTAGCACCAATCACACTTGGATGCACACCCATGGCATAACATTCAGTAGAGGATGCTTCTTCCATGTCTTGAACCCAGTCACCGCCTTCTGTTGTATTACTCACAACTTTAATTCGCACATACGATTGCTCCTTGCCTAGTGGGTCAACGTAGAATCCAGAAAACCACACTTTACCAGCATTCACTATGCCTGTAAGGAATGTTTTGATATTGGTTTTTTCCTCGTCCATTCTTTCCTTCTTCTTCTTGAGGTCGGTTATCTTTTCGTGTTCAAATAATTCGTCCCAATACTTGATATTGATTTCGACTTGATATTTCACGACTAGCCCGTTGGTGAATTTAGCTTTTTTACCTGCAGGGATTAATTGCTTGATGTCATACCAGCCACTATTGAATAGTGACCAATAGTATGGGAATGGGTAATATTTTTGTCCAGGTATAGGAATAGCATTCATCATGGCAAATTTCCTAGTAGTGGTGGCTTTAGCCGTCTTACCATCATCACCAGGCAATTTCCCCATGCGTTTCATTAAGTCACCAAGTGGATCAGTGGTGTCAAGTAATTCAATGCATTCAAGCTTATCGTAGCTTGGTGCGCCCTTTTCCCAATTGCCATAAAACACGTGTTCAATTTTTCCGTTTTCTGGATTACAAGTCTCGAATCGACAATAAGTAGCTTCTTTATGAATCAATTTCACAATTTTTTTTCCATCACCACTCAATATAATCACTGAAACAGTGAAAAAGAAGTGTTTAATATCTGTTTGTTGCTCTAACAAGTACTTGGTAGGACGGTTGAACTTGAAAAATTCAATCACATCCTGATTGGCAACGGCAGTTCCGTCAGCATTCTTATACTTAAGGCCGTTGGAATAGCCGCAAAGGATGTTGAAAAAATTGTTGGATGACATTACTTCGTCCTTACGCATGAGTTCAAGGATCTCATTGCAACGAAGGTTGTCACTTCCCCATGGCACATATCCCCTGATGTTTGTCGGAGCAGAAGGTATTTTCATTGGCACCAACAGGTCTGTATCGAACACGGTCTTACCATTGTCAATGCTATTCATTGCATTTTGAGCCTTTTCGCTCAGTGGAATCTCGAAAACATCTATTTCATTCATAACTATAGGTATATTTCTTCGTCATTAATTTCAAACAAGGTAATTATTTTAAGTTTTCGCACTTGGCGACTTTCGGTGAATAGGATATTGGCAGTGTCGTTTTTAAAATTTGTAGACGTGCATACCACATTGTTGTATGTAAGTATTTCTCCGCTTTTGTTCCACAACCTGCATGAAAATTCTTTCCCTTCGGAAAGTATTTTGCGCACTGTATTGATATGAATCATCTAGTTGAATGGATTAAATGTGTAATCAAATATTTTATTTCTCATGGACGAAAACTCGGAATGTCTGTTTTTGCTTTTTCGGTACGTAAAGCTAAATGACTGTAATTCGTTGTTGTTTGTGGCTGTTTTATCAAGTGCTACGAGCGTGATGTCCATGCCTGTAGATTTTTTTTTGTCATAAGTTGACACTTGATAGCTATTTAGCAAGTCGTCCGTCCACACCATCTCTTCATCGGATAGGAAGCCAGTATTTTGAGTAGTTTCAATTATGAAATTCTGAGATGTTTTGCGGTAATGGTCGGATATGTTGGCTAGCGCATACTCAGCAGTAGTTTTGGTGGTTTTAAGACCAGTAGCTGTGAATGTCTCAGGCACTCCAAAGCAATTAATGAAAAAATAGTCTTGAGTGTAGATGTAATTGGTAGCATCAGACAGGAACAAATACGGTCGCCCTGGCGTGTATGGGTCGCCACCAGAAGTATCACTAACCCATACCTCATAAGATAATACTTGTGTGGTCATAGGTAGAGATAACTTAGATAAAATCAGCATCATGGACACGTTGAATGTATAAACTTCATAGTCATGACTGCCAGGTAAAGCCGCACTACCAAATGTCTGAATAGTTTCAAGATGTTCGGTGATGTTGGATGTATTACTCTCACCACTTACAAGTTTTACTCTCAAGTATTTAACTCCATCGCTTTTTTTCTTAAGGAAGGATAGGTATTCGTTTCTGAACAAAGTGGTTTTCTTGGCGAAATTAGCTCGTGTAAGAAAATTGCTAACTGCAAAGGAGTCTGCGTTATAATTGATGTCTGCATCACATTTGAGTGCTACAAAGTGACCTTCGTAGATGGACCCAGAATCTGTAATTTTGAAATAAATGCTTTTGGAAGTGTTTGTGGAGGTCGTCACTTCACCATCAATGACAACATCTGTGGATGTGTCAAAATATTTGTCAATAATTTCACCAATATTTCTAACACGGATAATCCCATTCACATCCCAGAAATAGGTTTCTTCTAACACCAACTGACCATTGACAGATAGTTCAAATTGGATGCTGGATGAGTTTAGATCTTGACCCAGTATTAAGTCTGGTATATTCAGGTGAAAATATGTGTGCCACTCGAATGGTCGTTGTGAATACTGCATAGAAAAAGCCTTTGAATTTTATTGACAATGCAAATAAAATACAAAGGCTTATTGAGAAAAAAGACAGTAATATAAATTAGTCTGTGGTCTTACAAAGCATCCATTGTGGATCGTTACCAGAAAAATCAACATTATAACCATGACTTAATAGATATTCGGCTATCTCATTTGTTTTCAGTTCTACGATATACATAAGGTCTCGCTGTATATCTTCTGTGGATTTCCGACAATTAGAAAAAGCCATTGAGCCTGGGTGAAATTCAGATGCCCATGCATCTAATAGTTGTGTTTTATATTCATCTGTCATGACTCACCTCCTTCCGTGAAACTAATATGAATGGCGCCAAGTCCTGACGAAAAGTCAATGGCCATTCCATTTTCAGTGGTCATGGCTTGTACGGTGTTTTGATCATCCAGCATTTGTTTCAGATTCAAGTAAAGTAGTCGTAGCATTTCTTTACTTGTCTTTCGGTCAAAGTTACCTGTTTTGCTGATTGTAGTGGTGTTTTGTGTTTTCATGTTGGGAGTTCTGTATTTAGTTTTATGGCAAAAAGAAAGCGATGCCAATATCACGCTACAGAACTCCCGAAGGCATTACCGCTCCAAACGGCTCGTGATATGGCATCGCCATATTTAAAACATGTTAGTTTTTGGGCATAAAAAAACCACATCATTATGTGGCACGTTGTGCCTTCGTAAGAGTTCTGTACTGCAAATATACAACAGGATTTGAAATTTACAAGAAATTTACGAGTTATTTTTCATTAAAGCGTTTCGCTTTGTCTTGATCAATGTGTTTGTTAATCTCTTGATTTGACTTTATGACCTCTTTTATATAACTTATATCATCAGAAATTTTCCATAATTTGATTATAATTAGAATATTTAAAACCAAGAATACCAGACCAATGATGATATTTACAAATCCAATTTGTTCAATAAATGTATGTCCGCTATAATTGAATAGTCCAATTAATATGGCTAATATCAATGCTGGGAATAATGCTTTTCTCATTTCTATTTATATATTAGTTTTATTCTATGCTTTTAGCTTTTGATTTCTTACTATCCTTTTTGTTGAAATTTAAAAACTTGAAACTATCGATATAATATGCTTGCCCTATAACAACACATCCTAAAGCTACGTATGGTAAAGGCCTTGTATCTTCAGAAGGATGATTATATGTTATTGCATATATAGCGGCAAAAGCGATACCTAAACCTGTCATAAACTGACTGACACGATTATAATCTCTAAATGAACTTAAAGATTGTTTAAGTTCATAGTTTGATTTAATTTGGTCTTCTAACATTTTTGTTTGTAATGAATCCAAACGACCATTCATTTGATGAATAGTGATTGAATCTTTTGTAGACTGAGACATTGCTACATTGATAGATAATACTGATAGGAGAATGTAAATGATTGTTGATTTCATATGTGTAGTGTTATTGATTTAGACCAAATAGTTTTTTCTTATAAATTTTCATCCTTTTATTATCCTTACTTTTTATTTTTTCAACAATATTATTCAGATCAACATCACTCAATTTAAATTTAAAACAATCAAAATTGCATCTGTCATCGTCAATAGGATTCATAATATCTGTACAATCTACATAACTAATATCTTGTTTTTCTAATTGATTGTAGTTTTCTTTTTTTAATGGATATTGAAAGTTTTTATCAATATGACTATATAGTTTACTGTTAACTAGAACTACACCTAATGCTTTCCCGTCTTCGGTAAAACCAACTATTATACAATATTTGTTTCTGCTTTCATATCCTTGCGTATCGTACAATCCATCACTCTCCTTCAACGGGATATAATAAACATTTCCCAGTTCTATAATGTGATTTTGAATTTCTTCTTCATTAATGGGATTAATTACAACTTTAGCTAAATCTTCTTTCCAATCTTTCATGTGAATAAAGTATAAAATTATTCACAAATGTAAATCATAATTCATTTGCATTTTTAATTTCATAATAAAAGTTATGATCAAGTTATGAATATTTTGTGAATAAAATGTCAACTATATATAATTCAAACATTTACAAAAAAAAATATACTTAACATTTTTGTCAAGTATATTTTTAAACCATTAATTTCAATAAAAAATCAGTTACATCCTAATGCATTTTTAACCAAGTTCAATTCTTTTATGTACTCAATCAATTCATCACTTGCATCTCCTGCCTTCGCTATATCGATGTCTGACATAAAATCTCTTTGAGGATCTTCCTTTTTTATGCCAAAAGCTTTAATCCATGCACTGTCTTTGTGTGATAAGTCCGATAATTCTTCTGGAGATTTATCTTTATACAATTCAATTATTTCATCAATAACTTCAATGTCAGAACCTGAGAATTCATCCATATCAGGCTCTAAGTTAGTAGTAATAGTTCTGCATCCTTTCCCCACTTTTACCACATTAATGCCTTCCAAAAATTCAGCAAACAATTCTTTTTTACTAGAATCAACAGAATCTATGGCCTCAAAAGTATATCCTGGAACTGGTCCACGTTCATGGGCATGAAATTTCTCATTAACTATACCTCTTCCATAAAGAACCAAATGCTTTTGCTGAGCAAAATACATCAATTTAAAAAGCTTTACCCAGTCAATCCCTTCTGGAAATGACTTAAGAATATAGATAACAGTAGCTTTTATCTCGTTTATGCTTTCTTTACTTTTCATATATTTTTCAAACTTTACAAAAATATAATTTTATTTCTTGCTGGTATAACCATTTTGAAAGCACAAAGTTAAACATTATAGTCAACAATTGAATACAAATTCACAGTATTTTTTATTCTCATTTTAATAACAACTCAACTTCTGATTTTCAACTCTGCCCCTTGTGGGTGATATTAGCGCCTTTTTGCTCCTTTTTGGCGCGACAAAAAGGAGTCGATTTACACACCTACACCCCCTAAAATAGGCGGTGTAGGTCATTTAAAGGCTTATTTCTCTATTCTATTGACATACCTAGTCCCTCAATCATTTTTAAAATGGAGGGGTTTTTCATGCCCATACTAGTAAGCAATCCGGTACTAACACTTTTTTCAATTATAATTTTATTACTTGATATCGAAACTTTTACAAAATCTCCAAATTCAAAACCGTATTTTTTAAGGTACTCGCCTTTTAAATTTATTGCTGTAGTATATTTTTTGCCTTGAGTAGAACGGCAAACAGTAAGTAATTTTTCCATATTATTTAGCTCCCATTGGTTGGACTTGATTTTCAGAAAACACAAAACACAGCGGATAAAAAGTTTCTTTTGATTCATCAGTTTCTTGTTCCTCCTTTTCAGTTTTTAAACTGGTAGGACTACCCCAAAGTAAAAGTGCTTTTTCTCCTTTTTTGACAATCATATTAGCATGATTCCATTGATTTATAGTTTTAAGATTGCCGTGCCCCTGCTTGGCGTACCACTCAATTAGACCCTCATTAACTGAAGAGTAAACGCCCTCTTTTACAGCCAATTTAATTGTTTTTGAAATAGTCTTCAGTTCTTCTCTTTTGGCTCTCATTGCCTCCTTTTGCGCCTCTGTTGATTGTTTTTTTAAATAAAATGTAGGTTTTATTTGATTTGTATTAGTTGTTTTCATACATTTGCAGTATTGATTTGAAAATTAATTTTTGAATTGATAAAAAGTTTATGCGTGTGGGATGGCTCGAAACTATATCCCACACGCATTTTTTTATTTGATAAGTTCAAGTTCAAGTTTGATAACCTCCTCATCAATTTTTTGAAGCAGTCCGTCAATGAAAAACAAAATCAAATCAGTATTTGATATTGTTAGTTTTTCATCATCTCTATAGGTGTTAGATGACGAAATAGAAAGTTTAAACTTTGCACTTTCAAAATTTCCGCTTTGTAGTTCTTCCTGGATTGATTTTTTGTACTCCTGTAGATTGTTTCTTTTGAGCAGAAACACCTGCCTATTATCAGCAAGTTGTTTTTTGTGGGTAATTTCTTGAAGTTGAGCTTCAAGTTTTGCGGTAAGCTCGTCGGCTTTGTCGTTAGTCGGGCTAACAACTTTCATTTTTTGATTCATGATAAATAATTTTAAGATTGATAAAAAGTTTATTTCGTATCTCGGGGGCTCGAATTCCCTTAACACACTACTAAATTACAAAAAATAATTGGAATATTCAAATATAAATCACTGTTTTTCAGCAAATTAATTAAATAATTTACCGTAAAAAAGCCCAAAAACACAAAAAAAAAAGCCCAAGTCGCTTACAACGTACAACACGATTTTAACTGCCTGAAAACTAATAAAATACAATTAAAAAAGCGTTGTAACCTATATTTTGTTGTAGGCTGTTGTAACCTACAAAACACACCATTAAAACAAAGGTTACAACGTGTAATTTAATATAAATCAATAAATTAAATGTATTTGTTGTATGGTTGTAACGTTGTAAGCACTTCCGCAAGCTTCGCAACTTATAATATTTATAATATTATAATACATATATAATTGATTATAAATAATTTAAATATAAATACAATAATATTAGGCATTAGTAATATTTTCCATCATAAATAATACTAACATTCTATATTTCATCTATAAAACAGCTTTGGAAAACCTTTATTAAAGGTTTTATTGTCGATAGACCCCGCCCCGCCCTCAGCCGTAAATGCAATTACAGAAGCTGAAAACCGCCAAATATGTAATGGGTGATTTGATGTGGGTGCATGGTAAAAACGCCATTACAATACAAAATTCAGATATTAGAATTTTGTATTGTAATTCGATTTGGAAAGTGTAGGGTAATCACGTGTATGTAATACTTGTGATAGGGAGTATTTTTATGAAGAGTATACGGAATACAGTGTAGTATTATCTGAATAAATGAATCAGATAAATGAATTGAATATAGACCCGCTGAAGGACGAACTGGCAGGGAAGTTGTTCATCCCCACAAAAAGAGTATCGAAAGCATCCGTGCCATCTGTGCGAGTCTCAAGCTTATCCTCTTCGCTTTCTACAAGCTTCTCTCCTCGCTTGTCTTTCTTGAAGCCATTAGGTCCTTGATATATCCCGCATTGTTCCATGGCCAGTAGTAATGATTCGTTGTTATTACGATTAAACATTGGGAATAATCCTTTCTGACCTTTAAACGCCATGTTTATGAGATTATGCTTCTCAATATGCTTGATTGGATTACCAATGTGAACCGCATTAACCGTCCATCCATTTGATTTGAAGGTGTTGATTACTACGGACGCAAAGTCATCTGAGTTGACGGCGTAATTGCTTCCTAGTGCTGTATTATCATAGTAATATACCACATCCTTTCTTTTGAAGTGACGGTAGTACACACAAAAGTCATTGACTAATTCAACCAATTTGCGATCATACTTCACATAAAAAGATTTGAGGACTTTCATTTTAATGCCAGACTGTTGAGCGGCAACAATCCAATTGATATTGGCATTGTAATCCATCGCAATACATATAGGACTATTCTGGTCAAGGTCGCCGTCTTGCAAGCATGATAGTTCCTTGCTTTTGTCAAAGTTGTAATCCAATGACTGTAGGTAACTATTGTCGAATGCAGAGTAATAATGTACTGATTCTTTTAGGTTATTATAGAATCCATCCTTTAATAAACCGACTTTCTTACACAAAATAGATGTTTGGAACACTAATGGCGGAAGGTCGCGCTTCATCTGCTTGATATAGTTCTCTCCTAGCACTTGCAGATTATCAATAGAGCTAAACACATTGTAATCAACTGCCACACTCTGTAATTCCGCTAAGCTTTTGCATAGACCCTTATATATCGAATAGATGTATTTGGGTGGCTCTACTCCCTGTGATTTGAATTTTTGTATCTTGTCATATAGTCTCCACTTTTCATAGATTATACCATGGATGGTATCAATTAATTCTCTATCACATTTTTCATCATACGAAAGAAACCAACTACCTCTCTTTGTGGTTGGCATGTCAGAAACTATCAGTGAACCATGATGCCATGGTAGGTGTCCAAAATGACCTCTAAAACCACCATTAGCTGGAAATGTTTCATTCTTCAACTTGTCAAAATCAAGCAATTTGGCTTCATCCATTATGAGATAATCCAATGTTAGTGAGTTGGATGTCCCCACACCATCTTGAGTGATTATGTGTTGGATAGAACCATTATACCAGGAAATAACATGGTCGTAACTCTCAGGCTTAATAATAGGTTCAGCGAAACGCGCCGACAATGGAGGTCTACGCCCAATGAAAAAATGGACATTCCGTTTAAAGCCGAAGCTTTCTAGAGCCGATAATGTTCCTGGTATGGTCCTGGTAAGTCCCTGCTGAAATGTACTACAGACGAACGCACCAGATGAGCGCGGCATCCTCTGAAAGTTTCGCAATAGAAATGGTGCAACTATACCATGAGATTTGCCAAGTCGCCTACCTCCAACAACCACAACCGTTTTTGCCCCAGTAAACATTACTTTTTGCTGTGGGTCGTTGAAATATATTTTCTTTTTAGTTCTAATCGTCATATTTTTCGAGTTGTTCTACATCTATATTTTCAAAGGTGACATCCTCTATATCATTTTCATATTTTTTCTTTAGATCCGCAATCTTTTTATTGATATTCGGGATAGGTTTTATGCCGAGCAGACTCGGGTCATTGCTGGGGACAAAAGTTTGTGGGACAATTTCTTCCCATGGCAGTGCATTTGCATCCTCTTTATCAAGCTGATTGAATTTAGCATAAGTGTTTGCAGCCTTTTGCATAGCATCAGCATCTTGCTTCTTCTCTGCGACCTCATAAGCCTTCATTACCATAGAATTGAACTTGAACCTGTGCCAATCCTTAGAGGCTTTATTGATGTTACCAAGCAGTTCTTGAATCAATCTTACATCCTCATAGGCTTGAGATTTATTGATATCATTCTTTGATAGTAAGAAATCCACTATTTCCTTTGGTCGCTTGTTCGGATATTCATTCCAAAGAGTATAACCCTCTCTAATTCGCACTAATTTCTTCACAGTGTCTTCATGAAGATGTTGTAACTTATTCACATCGTCAAATAAGTGCCTGTTACATAGTTCTAAAGGTGACTGTTTAGACATTTTCAGATAGTTTTTGAGATAAAATAAATTTTCTAGTATTCTCCATAGCCATGGGTGAACCAAGTTTAGCCAAATCAATTTCTTGTTTGTGTAAATCGACGATAGTGGTCAATTGTCCTTTACGATATCGTTTCGAAACCTCGGAGTATTTGTTGGAAATATCTGCTTTCAGTTCATCGCAATCCACATCAATGAGAATTGCAATATCATCTAGTTCGAGAAGTAATGCAGCGTGTTTTTCAACCATTTCTAACATTTCATTGGTGTAATTCATACTTTATTGATTCATTAATAATACGTTGTATATTAGAATGATACTTTTCAAAAACGTGTACGTTTGTGGTAATCAATCCACTTTCTTCTCTATCTCCTCGTGTGGCATTTTGACTCCCAACCACGACAACCTTTAGGTTTTCTGTTTCTATAAGAATCACTTTAGAATGATTCTTAGATAGAAATACTTCGTCGAAAACATTGTAAGCAAAGCCCATTATTTCTTTAAGTTTCTGGGCTGATTTCAAGTCGATAACTAGTTTTACATCCTGAATCAAATCTTTATTTCTAAGTCGATATACCTTTCTGATAAACTCCTCCGAAATGCTGAATGAAATTATTGTGATATGAGCTTTACCTGTTTGTTCCAGGATCCATTCAAGGACGTTGTAAATCTGCATACTTTTACCTAAATAAGCCTCAATGTAATTATTGAGGCTTATTGGTTTAAGAGATTTGATGCTGTTAGTTGACATTCAAACCTAATTTGACAAAGGCAGTCTTTTGATCATCAGAGAAATTCTCGCCTGCAGCAGTTATTTCAGAGATTCTAACTTGCATTTCAGCCAGTATTTTTCTGTTTTTATCAGAATCTACATTCGAAATCTTCGGAATAGCACGGCTCAAGAATGTTCTATTGGCGCTAATTCTTTTGGGCGTGATGATGCTTACAGTTTCAGACTTAGTATCTTCGTTAGCATCAACAGTAATCACATCATCTGCATTGAATCCGTCATAAATACCCCAATTGGTTCTCAACTTATCATTCAATTCAATCAATCGTTTGAGAAATGGATACCTGTCACAAGGTGTAGATGTCTCATTGAGCACCTTAAGCCTTTCGTGAATCGACCTCATTTCTGGGTAAATCTTCAAATTTTCTTCGAAAGCTGTTGCAATTGTGGCAGGTAATGAATCATGATCATTCCTTTTCCCTTTTTCAGGATTGGCACTATCCTTACCATTTTCGGATAACTGATTTTCGATATCAGATAAATCCTTGCTCATGGCTTGAACAGTTTGTTCATTACATAATGGATAATCATTACCCAGATATTTCTTCAGCTCATACTCGATTTTGGCAAAGTCATTTTTGCGGATAACATGCTGATGTAATATCCTATTCCTATTTGCCTGTAACATTAGTTTAGCCCCAAGGTCTAAACTTCTTTCGGATGGCTCCGTGTTTAGCCATTCTTGAACTTGTTCTTTGTGTGTCATTTGTAGATGGTTTAATTAGACATAAATGATACACAAAAAAAGCATCTTGTAATTACAAAAAAAAATACAAAAAAAGCCCTCGCAACTCAATACGAGGGCTTTTTACCATGTTCCTGGTATCAGGAAAATGGTTTAAGGAGCAGGATTGATAGTTCCGTCTTCAGTTACTATTTCGCCGGTGTAAAATGGAGCAGCACAAGCATCAGTAACAGTAACAGTAAAAGTTGTACCCATTTCGTCAGTGGCTGCACCACCAAGCTTTTGGTCAATAGCTGTGTCTGTTTGATAGATGTCATTACCTACGACTCTAAATTTACCTTTCTTGGTTTCTACCAAGTAAACTAAATCATCATTATTGGCTTGACGAGAAAATCCTGTAGCGTTTTCTTCCGTACCAGGATGTTGAAACGTTGCCGTAACCAGGAACGTTTTTGATGGACGAACGCCTTGACTTTTAGAATCAACTGGTGATTTTTCTACAACAATGCCAATTTTACTCCATTTTTTACCAGCGGCCAAAGTGAAATTACCAGTATATCTGGCTATTTCACCTATCTCTGTGGTAAATGTATCTGGAAGCGTTGGCCAAGCTACAATATCTCGTTTAGATATTACGTAAACATTCCTTTTGATACCAGGGAGGTTTAATTCTCCGTCGCACCAATCTAGATCTTTATATTCAATTGTATCACATGATGGCATAATTTGATTCTCCTATAATTTTAAGTGAATGAATAAAACCAGCTCCTTAAGGAGCTGGCACGAATAATTTACCGATTAAAAGCCTTTCAGGACTAATAGACTCGTACTGAACACCGAAATACATAACCATTACCAGTGTAAGAACAAGTCCATCCAATTTTTCCACACTGATAGTTTCAGTTTGGCTGATTTGGTCTACACCGATAAGCATGTTGCCTTTGGTGGTTAGCTGGATGTAAGGTTGACCTTTTTTGTTAGGAAGTGCCACCAATTCACAAGAATCATCAGTACCCTCAAGGTACGTTTTCTTGAAAGTATTATTGTAAGGCACTGCACCATGTGCAGCTTGATAGTCATCCACATAAGCATTGTAAATGTCTTTCGAGATAAACAATTTAGCTGATTCACCTTGGAGCTCATCTTTCGCCGCACGATAAAATGCTTTCAATAGATCTACTGCATTAGTAGATGTAATAGCTTCAGTGAACACATACAAGTTGCCTTTAGCTTCAGTGATTTCGGAAGCAGCAATTTCTGCAGCAGCAATGGTATCAAAACCGTTGAACAAAGCTGTAGTAGTATCACCATTCGCATTTCTTACTGCCTTAAACAAATTGGCATTCAAAGCTTTAGACACTTTTTTAACTAGGTAACCTACTACAGCAGTAGTGATATCTGTGTTTTTCAATCCATCACCACTCAAAACAGTACTTCCATAAATGGAATCAGCCACAGAGTTTGGAGAGAATTTTTTGATAACCGAGCCACGGAATGTGGTTAGAGTACGACCCTTGATAGACGTATCAGAAGTATCAGTTCTGGTTTCGCTATATGGTCCAATTTCGATATCAGATGAAAGTTCGCCTACTGTTTCATCGCCACGAACACCCATACGAAGGGTCATGTGATTCAATGAAGATTGCAATGCGATAACTGGCATCATCAATAAGTCTTTTCTGAATTTTTTAGCCGATTTGGCTAGATCTTCAGGCGTAATTTCTACTTGATTTGACATTGTGTATAATTATTTGATTGTGAATAATAATGTTACTCAGGAAGAAAATCGTACAATGCTTTAGCAGCCGAATAAGATGCTGAAACATCATCCTTGTCATTGCTACCTCCTTCATCTACATCTTTGATGATGGATGAAGAACTATCACCAGGAGCTTTCTTCAGATTCGTATTCTCTAGCGTCAAGGAAGCAACTTGCTCCTCAAGCTCTGTAATACGATTAGCACTTTCAGTGTTTTCTACTGGTTCACTTGCAATTGCAGAAATTATAACTTCCACAGTTACTTCTTCGGCAGTTAGTCCTTCGCTGTTTGCGACAACTGCTTCAACGATTGAGTCGTAGTTTGCTGCCTTATTAGCTAAGTCGGCATAGACTTCATCTTTTAAAAATTTTGGCATAGTCTTAAATATTAAAAATGTTTATAAAATTTTCTAGTGTATCAATTCCATCTATAAGCCCAAGCGACAAAGCTTCCTCAGCGAAGTAAACTTTGCCAGTTCCCCACACGTCTTTGCCTGATGTCAATTTTTCGCCACGATTTCGTTCTATCATTTGCAAAAAATAATCATTGTATACATCTGCCTTGGCTTTAATAGCTTTATCGTTACCTGCTATTGCATCCTTAGCATCTTTGTTTTTGTCTGTGGATGCACTAGCATACACCTCCACCAGATTCACACCCATCTGTTTTAGCCTCTCGGTGCAATCACTAATAGTGATATAGGTACCGATACTTCCTACTTGGGCTAGGTTGTTGTTGGCATATATAATATCACAGCCTGAGGCTATGCCGTAAGCGGCCGAACAAGCTAAATCGTCAATAAATGCCCCGCATAGTTTATTCTTTTTGCTTAATGCTTCATCCATCAATCGCATAGCCATTCCTTCTCCCCCACCAGACTCTATCATAAGAATCACAGCAGAGATATTATCATTGTCAAAACATTGACATAGTAGGTCGGCTTTTGATTTCATGCCAGCAGGACCACAAAATTGGTCTTGCTTGGTTATCACTCCACTAATATTGATAACTGCTATGCAATTGACCGGGGTGTCATTATTATCCATTCCTGCATTAAGTGGCATGGAACTCATTACATCGCCATTAAATGAATACACAGAATCGATAATTTTGGTTTGAGGTTTTTCAATCAACATTTTATCTCCTTTGAGATAACTTGCCAATAATGGAATATAGTTGGCTGCATAGCCTTCATCCATCATCCACACACCGTTTAAAATATTGTGATAGTAAAGCATTCTGATAGTTTTTTAAAATAAAAAAAGTTGCATTGAGTTTTTCACAATGCAACTTTACGACAATATATTACTTAAGAAAAAGACTATAAATCTATTCTATGACAGCAACTTTATAGGTGGAAGCCTGTTTTTCCAAGTGATTTCGACATTTGCACCTCTTATGCCAGTAGGGTCAGAATCATTCAAATTATTAAATACGATTTCGGGATATGGTGCACTATCTATACCAATCAAATATTGGCACCCATATACATCAGTCAACATATAAGCATATTTACCTGTGATCAATCTATTTTGCACCTCTGGAGTGGTAATGTCATCATCATATATCACAGCATTGATTTTGGTATTGTACACCAAACCTCCGTCCATTTTCTCACTGATATATTGACAGCTTCCATTTTCAACCAATCCCAACTCATTCAATTTAGCAATGGCCATAACTGTCTGACCAGGGGAAATGTATTTTTTAGGGTATAAGGTCAAATCATTCATAGAAATGAAATCAATATTTTTGATACCCGGTAGATTTTTAGTTGCCATAATTTTATATATTTTATCAATGTAATTACTTCTATTTATTTAGTAATCATCAAAATAGGTGTCAAAGTCAATGATATTTATGAGATTTTTATATCATTTTTTTGAAAGTATTTTTTTCGGGTTCTGTAATAGATTTGAGAGACCGTGTCCCAGTGATGTTCATCTACTCCATGCTTCTCCATCCACGAATAAAGTATCGTTGCTATTTTGCAGTTTACATTTTCGAGCGACCCAACTTCCTCCATTAGGTTTTTCCTCAGAAGGGTATAAAAACTTTCCTCCAAAGCTTTCTTGCCTGACTTATGCAAGTAGTTGTATTGTTCTGGATTCTTGCCTTTGAAATAAGGTATCTTGATAATCACATTGGCATCGTTACCATTGTCTGGAATCTTATTCGCTGGAAGTTTGCATAGCAATTCATTAAGGAGTCGGCTTTCGGGACCATCCTTAAGTAATTCCACTGGTTCACCAAACGTATGGTTAATCCACTGTGCCAAATAATCTGGCGTTTTAAGATAAACATAGTATTCACTCATAATTTTACAATTGTATAATAAATAGTTTGTGTTTTAAAATTCAATGATTTTTCCGTTAGTATCTAAATTTTATTTTGAAGAAGCACTTCTAAAAAGCAACCTACATAATAAGGTCAATCCTACTGCCTGCAGGAAATCGATTTTAGTTAACCCGAAAAGAATAGGCATTAACCAATTCCACAACCACATGGTTGGAAATACCATCGTCACTAACCATATTATAATTAAACTAATTGCTTTAGAAAATCTAGATCCTATTTCCATTGTTGTGAGTTTTGAAGTGAGTGTGAGTTTTGTTCGGGAAGTTCATTTCCTGAACATCCCGTTTTGAATTAGCATTGAAAGTTTTAATGTGCCTTTTTACTTTCTGAAGATATTTGATTAATTTTTCAATTTCTTCAACATCAAAATCATTATTATTGTCAAACTGCCTAAATTCCTTTGATTTTCTTTTTTCTTCATTACCCTCGTAAATTACAATTCCTAACTCTCTTATATTTCTGTTTGGATTTATTTCATTTGTCTTGCATACAAAAAATTCAAGTATCATATCTTCTCCTCTATTCCAAGTCATTGGAACTTTAAAAACTTCGTCACCTATTTTTCCCATTGGTTGTGTTTATTGTTTATTATTAATTATTCGGTTGCTTTTTTGATTGCTTGTTTGGACTTTTGAATAGACAGTGTGTACTTATCTTCCACTAAATCAGCAAATTTTTCCCATACTTCAACCATATTTTGAAGTGCTTCAAGCAACTCAGGTGCCGCAGTTATAAGTTTGGCATTTAACTCATTTTTGTGCATAATATAAATGGATTTTACAAAGCCCGTCCAAGGCGTATTTTTCCCTATTTATTATTCAATTAAAGAAATCACGTTATATCCATACCTCGTTTGATTCTTGCTGATTCTTTTAGCTTCGCGTTTGAAGCCTAGGTTTTTCAGTGCCATTCCTATGGTTATGTCAGATACGTTTGTAATTGAATTATTCAACTTCTTAGCCTTTTGAAGCTCCTGCAATATGTCCATTGGCATTTTGAACTCGGACTCTTCCTCGGGTTCAGGTAATCTGTAGTATTTCTTAATCAGCTTTTGGGCGTTTGTTTCAATGATGTATCGGGAGTTGTATTCACGGAACTCTATAAAGTCATCCATGTTCCACTCATAGTCAAAATTGGCATTCTTATAAAGAACATACGCCTCTGCCCATAGCTGGTCTATATCTACTTCTGCTGAATATCCGTGAGTGATATTGTCAAGTTCAATAACTGCGTACCTGCGATATCCCATTTCATAAGTAAGGAAGCCTCCTAGTTCACTTGTTTTATTGGAAGTGAATGTAGCATTCGCGATTCTCTGAAAGTTGTTAGTAACACTTTTTGTTATTGTGATCCAAATGGATGATAATAATTTTTTGATTGACTCTGCACTGTTTTTGGTTATCCCCACAAACTCGTCAAAGTTGACAATGAAGTTTTGGGTGAATGCAGTGGTAGCGTTGAATAGTCTTTCGTCCTTGTCGGATTTTGCATAAAAATCTTTCAGCACGGATGGCATAAGGAACTCCAACGCATAAGTCTTACCAATACCCTCATCTGCATGTACAAATCCAATCATTACATCATTTTGTCTTACGCCTAGCGAACAGGCCACGGAAGCGGCTAGCCACTTTTTGAATATCCGTTTAAATCTGTCCTGGTAATAGCTACCATCTTTGTCGCCAAAATCTCTGGCTATGATATGACTGCAATACTTATCAATGTGGCTTTCTCCTTTCCACTTTCCATCCAACGCATTGAAATAATCTTGAACCGGATTAAATGTAGTTACCTGGTTAGGTGAGTTAAGTATTTTCTTCAAAATACTGTCACAGCCTCTTATCCCTTCACTCTCCATGTGGAGTGATATATCGTTGAAATTTGGATTTTGCTTATACCTCTTTGCATTCTTGGCTACGATTACTATTCTAGTAGGATCGAATACATTCATTTTCACATCATAGTGCAATGCAAGAAAATCTTGAACAAGTTGAACTCTATCAATTGAAGATGTATTAGTCTTAGTATCTGAAAGTTTTCTCTGAGTCATTTTTCAACGATTATATAAAATTTAGTTCGGCATCTTGGACATATTCCCCCGCTACATCTACCGCAGTATTCATAATTACACTCTGGACATATCAAGTACACACAATGATTAGCCATTTTTGCTGACAGGCTGATTCACGGAGTAATCTTTGCGTCTGCTATTCCCCGGCAGGAAAACTATATTCACATGCTCCAGCAGGCGCTTACCCACATATTCTTGATAAAACTGAGATAAAGTGGGGATGTCCATGTTCGTGCTACCAAATGTCAATGACCCATATTCGGCACGAACAGCCAATAGTTCAGATATTGGATTATAAATTGTTCCAAAATGATTCACTCCTTTTTTTTCTTTCCCAAGATCCTGAATACATAGAGGCATTTTAGCGTAAGGCGACACGCCATTATTAATAATTAAATCAGCTAGTTCGATTGAATGAAAGAACTGTATCTTGTTTTTTTCTGAATAGGTAATAAGATTAAGAATTCGACAGAATGCTTCAATCAATACTGACTTTCCACACCCATATTTTCCATTGAGAATAATTCCGATATAAGAATTAAAGCATGCTGATTGATGAACCGTGTAGTTGTAAAATTCATTAATGATTGGCGTATTAAATTCATCAATCATAAACTCATCAAAATTTTTTCTTTCGTACATGATGAATTTAGCCGTATGCAGAAACAACTCTCTGTATTTTTCTACCGAAATATGTTCTCTTAGGTTCTGATAACGTTTCATTTGCTCCCTGCAATTATTTTTTGCTATATCAATAGCATTGTCAATTTGTTCCACCATAACTAAATAAGTTTAATTGTTGAGTAAATTGGATTTCTGTGTTTTCGAATAATTCTCTGAATTTTCGATTGTGCTCAAGCATGTTTTTGCCTCTCTTCAGATAGTAGTACAGTGTGGTTCTATCCTTGTTAATCAATACAGAAATGTCTTTTATTTCGTGTTTTTTAGAGAGCAATAGGACTAAAATAGTCCTCACATCTACATTAGCCATTTTCTGAGCTGACAACCACTGGGTGTCTATGTCTATACCAATAATCCTTTTGAACCTATCAAAGTCATTAATCAAAGCTACTTCCCGTATCATTTTTAGCTGGTTGTTTTAGGTCTTTGTCTTCAATTACAAAAAAGTTTCGATATCCGTTGGCCATTGCATATCTAAGATATTTCATGGCTTTTTCTTCATCGCCTCGGCACATCTCCTTTAGGAACTCTAGTGAATATTTCTCGCTTCGGCTCCTCATTATTTTGCCGTGCTGCTCGCTTAGGTAATCTTTCCAGTCTTTCCACATTTCCAGTAGTTTTTCAGATTTGAAAGGGATCTTAATGTCTATTGGTGTGGTCGGTGAGATGTAAGTATCAAAATCCGATATTTGTTTTTTGACTGCATTCCAGGATCTAATAAACTGCTCCATCTTTTTTTGTTGAAGAGCTGAAAGTGATGAGTCTTCAATGAATTCATTCAGATGGAGATTGCAGTCTTCAAAATCAGCCCATATCTTATCCCATTTTGTCTTCATGGCCAATTGAGTTTAGTTTAACTTCCTGTTCAAATTCTTTCACTGTCATTTCGCGAGGTGTAATAATTATTGGCTCATTATCTTCTGATTCATCTACCATTGTCCATACATCCATAAAGTCAGACGTGATGAATTTTGTCATACTTGATTTTTGTTCGATGATGTAAGCTTTCATAGGATTATTTGCTTTTAAAAGTGTATTTCCACACCCATGGGTTAATAAGTAAGTCTAACTGTCCGTATTGTTTAATCCAGAGTGTCCCATAAGAAGCCACCGCCGTTTTTACAAATGGGAATCCTGGTTCCTGTAGTTTCAGAATTTCTTTTGGGAAGAACATACTAGGCGAATAATGAACATACCCCTCTTTATTCCTTTGTACGCCTGTCCGTACAGCATCTTCTTCTGTTACAGATGATAGTCTCATGATGTCAATATCAACTATTATTACCTGTTGTCCATAATGCCATTGGACTGTTTCACCAATTTTGTGCTTGCACAATGGGGTTACTGGTATTTGGTGTGATTCGTCCTCTGTAGATACGAATCTAGTTTTCTGTTCGTTCAATTCCCATACGGCAGATGCATCATTGATTTTATTTAGTCCATGCTTATCAAATATCACATCGCATTTATTTGGGATGAATTTTGGATTAAAGTCCTTAATTTTATTGATTTTCTTCAT